GGGCGTGACAGCGTCGGCGGTTCCTGGCGCTCGGCTCACGGGCGCGGGGGTGAGACACCGGAAAGCACGCGGTGTCTCGGCGGGTGTCTCGCCCGCAAACCACGGCAGCAACAACACAATCGGCGACATGAGACACTTGAGACACCAAGACACCCGAATGCCCCTTACGCGCGCGCGCGCGCGCGCATGTGAGGCTTTGAGGTGTCTCAGGTGTCTTAGGTGTCTCAAGAGATCAAGACGCGGGCGCGATCAACGGTTTGGCGCGAGACACCTTGCGAGACACCGCCGAGACACCTCGCGGCGCGAATTAAATATTCCGGTTTATTCGGCGCGGGGGGCGTGGTGCGCATGAGCGGCGATGAAGGTCGCGCCGGCGTCGTCGCCGAGGCCGTAAAAGGGGCCGTTGGGGAGATTGCGCGCGCGGGTTCTGGCGGCGAGCAGCTCGAGGCGTTCGAGCTGCCGACGCGGTTTGTCGACGAACGCGCGGCGCAGCAGGCCGAGCGGACGCGGCGACCAGGTCGCCCGCCTGGCGCGACGAACGTCGCGACGCGGCAGATGCGCGAGTACCTGCTCAAGCGCGGCGTCAATCCGCTCGAGCAGCTGATGCGCTGGGCCGTGCACACGCCTGAAAGCCTGTCGAAAGAGCTCGATTGCACGCTGGTCGAGGCGTTCCGCGAGTGGAAGGCGCTGCAGTTCGGCCTCGCCGAGTACCTGTTCGGCAAGGCGGTCGCGACCGACGACGAAGGCCGCGCGGTGCCGCTGTTTCAGATGTTCCTGGGCGGTCACGCGGCCGCGATCGGACCAGGCGCGCGGCCGCCGTGGGAGTATGGGGAAATCGTGGAAAATCAGGCGCTTAGCGCGTCGGAGGATCTGCCGTCTCACGGCACGCCGTCTCACGGAGTGGCCAAGTGACTGGCATCACACGGCTTTCAGCGTCCCGGGCCGCTGATCGCAAATCACCGGCCGTGGTCGTGGGCGCCAGCTCGCGGCGTGCAGCTCGGCCGGCGATCGGCGCGCCCGCGCGCGGCCCTCGGGCCCTCCGCGCGGGCGCGACCGTACCCCCCCCGGCATGCCGGCACCCCGGCCCCCGGCCGCGCGCCCGCTCGCCTGCCGCCGGGGCTTGCCTGAGATTGTCTCCGCCGATCGCGCAAAAAAAAATCGCGCCGATCAAAATTCTGCACGCACAAGGGCGTGGGGAATGATCGACCTCGGATCGCTCAACGATCAGCTCGGGCGCGTCAACGAGGCCGCGAACGTCGAGCGCTCGCTGTTCATGCAGGCGACCATGGAGGGCGACACCGCCGGCGAGGCGGTGCGCAAGGTCGCGGCGCAGATGAAGGAGGCGGACGGCTTCGGCGCGCGCGGCGGCGAGGTCAACGCGCTCGAGAGCGCGGGTCCGATCAGCGACGCGTACATCCTCGGCACTGATCCGATGATGCTCATCACCGGCCCTGGCGGCTCGGGGAAGACGACGGCGTCGACAAAAAAGGCGTTGCTGGAAACGTCACGGATCTATCCCGGTGCAGACGGGGTGCGCCGCTACGTGCTCGGCGCGTGGCGCCAGAAGTACGACAATTTGTGGGCGGCGACAATCCCGTCGTGGTGGAAACTCCTGCCGCAGGATCTCCCGGGCTCGACCTGGGTGGGCGCGCGGCCGCGCGCCGCCGAGCAGATCGTGCGCTTCAAGGACAGTTGGGGCGACTGCATCCTCAAGGTCCGCTTCCGCGCGTTCGGCGAGAGCATGGATCCCGAGGACATCCTCGGCAACGAGCAGACCGACGCCTACCTCAACGAGATGTCGACGATGCCGGAGGCGCTCACGATCGCGCTGGTCGATCGCGTCGGGCGCGATCCGCCACGCGCGATCATCCGGCGCACCGGCAGGATCTTCGGTGATGCCAACGCGCCCGACGTACTGAACTACTGCTACCGCGATTTCTACGAGCTGCCGCTCAAGGACGGCTACCGGCTGTTTCGCCAGCCGGGCGGCCTCGATGTCGGCGCCGAAAATCTCAACGCGATGGGCCGCGAGTACTACGAGAATTCGGCGCGCGTGAATGCACATCGGCCGTGGTGGGTCAAGCGCATGGTGCACGCGCGGCCGGGCTTCACGCGCGATGCCGATCCGGTCTACGACGCGTTCGACGATGACACCAACATGAGCCCGACGCCGCTCGAGGCGACGCGCATGCTGCCGATCGTCGTCGGCATCGACGCCGGCTACACGCCCTCGGCGGTCTACACCCAGGTGGTGAGCCGGCAGGCGCGCATCCTCGGTGAGGTCGTGATCGAGCGCGGCGGCATGCGCGAGCTCGCCCAGGCGATGCTCGAGTACGAGGCGCGCCGCTTTGCGCGCTGCGAGTTCAACGATTTCTGCGATCCGAGCATGGGCGCCGGCGAGGACATCGGCGAGGACGAGAGCGACCGCACGGCGCTGTCGGGATATCTGGCGCGCTCGGTGTCGCCGGCGCGCACCAACATGATCGACCCACGCACCGCGGCGGTGAAAGAATATCTCGGCCGCCACCTCGGGCCAGGCCGGCCCGGCCTGCTGGTCGATCCGTCGTGCAAGTCGCTGCGGCGCGGCTTCAACCAGACCTACCACTACAAGCGCACGCGCGGCTCGAACGACATCTCGTCGATCGAGAAGACGCCGGACAGTCACCCGCATGACGGCCTGCAGTACGCCGCGCTCGCGTGGGGCACCGACGCGGCGACCATGCGCGCCTCGGAGGCACACCGCGCGATCGAGGCGCGGCGCCAGAAGGGCCGCGAGCAGGGCCGCCGCAACCCGCTGGCGCGGCGCGCATGAGCATCATCGCCCGCGACGCCACGGATATCGACATCGGCCGCGTCTTCGCGCGGCTCGCCGACGATCGCGGCGCCGAGCTCACCGCGTCGACCTGGCACGACAGCACGGCGCGGCTCGCGGCCGAGCTGCTCGAGGTGCGGGCGATGACGCGGCAGATCGGCCGCGCGGCGCCGATGTTCGCGCTGTTCGGCCTCGACAGCACCGTGCCGCTCGCCGTCGTCGGCGTGCTGCCGTTTGGCCCCGGCCTGGGCGCCATGGTGTGGGCCGCGACCCCTGCGTGGGCGCCGCACGCCATCCCGTCGCACCGCTGGTGGCGCACGGTCTTCGTCCCGGAGATCCTCGCCCGCTACCGCCGGGTCGAGTTCACGGCGCTGGCGTCCGACGCCGGCAGCCGCCGCTGGCTCACCGGGCTTGGGTTTACCGAGGAGGGGATCGCCTACCGTCAGGGCAAGCGCGGGGAGGACTTCGTCCACTTCGCCTGGGTCAATCCCGACCGCACGATAGGCATCACCCCGCATGCTTGACGCCCGCACCCCCCCCCTCATCCCCCTACGCCATGGCGCTGTCGCGGCGCATCTGGAACCTGCGGGCGGCGCTCGAGCGCGGCGAACCGCTGGCGGCGCTGCTCGATCATGCACTCGCCGCGCGCGACGCGTTTCGGTGCCGTGATGTGTAACATCGGCTCGGCGATCAGCCACGCGTTCTCGTTCGGCTCTGGACATGCTGAGACCGCGATGCTCGAGGCGCAGGGCGAGGCGCAGGAAGCCTCCGCGGCGGCCACGACCGCGATGACCAATGCGATCACCCAGATGAACGCCGCGTCGGTGCCGGCGATCGACAATCCGTCGGCGCTGGCGGCGCAGAAATCGCAGATGGCGCGTGCGCTCGCGGCGCAGGGCGGCGGTTGGTCGTTCGGCGCGACGCCCACGGCGGCGCCCGTCGTCGGCACGAAAGTGCTGCTCGGATCGTGAGGGAGCGCGCCATGGGCCAGAACGGAACGAACGGGAGCATGCCGCCGGCGCCGGACTACGGCAGCAGCCTGCCGGCGCGCCGCATCGGATGGACTACCGCCGGCGCCCAGCCCGATCGCACCGCCCGCGGCTGGGCAGCCTCCCGCGACGCCGGCGCCGATCGCGCCGCCGATCGAGCCGGCGGCCGCAGCGCCGCCGCACGCAAAGCCATTACCGCACCAGGCCGGCGCGATGCCGCTGCCTGGCCGCAAACCGGAGGAACGCTGACGTGGAAAAACCCAACACCGCACCGGCCGGCAATGCGCCGGGGAAGCCCGAGCCGCACCGCAAGCCGCGCGTTGGCGACGACGTCTGGTACTACGACGAGAGCCGCGCCGCCTACGCGTCGATCATCGGCGCCGGCCCGTACACGGCACGCGTGACCTGCATCGAGCCGCGCGGCGTGCACCTGTTCGTGATGGGTCCGCAGGGCGGCCGCTTCGACGCCGATCGCATCGCGCACAAGAGCGAGCTCGGCGACGTCGCCGGCAAGAAGAAGTGGTGGGAGTGGCCGCCGCGCGGCTGATCCCATGAAAGAGTACCGCGACCACATCCTCAAGCAACACGAGCACATGCGCGGCGTGCGTGCGGTCGAGGAGCCGCATTGGCGCGAGATCGCCGAGGTGCTGCGGCCCGACGATCGCGATTTCGACGCGCACACGCAGCGCCGCCGCGATGACAGCCCGATCTTCGACACCGCGCCGCTGCTCGCCGTCGAGGATTTCATCGGCGGCATGTTCAGCCAGGCCACCAACCCGATGAACCGCTGGTTCGAGCTGTCGTCGGGCGACGCCGACCTCGACAAGTTTCAGCCCGTCAAGGCGTGGCTGTGGCGGCGCACCAACCAGGTGCTGGCGAGCTTCTCGCCGGCGGTGTCGCCGTTCTATGCCGAGACGCCGGATTTTTACGGCCACATCGCCTGCTTCGGCTGGTCGGGCTTCTACTGCGACGAGGTGGTGGGCGAAGGCCGCTTCTCCGACCGCTCCATCCCGATCAATGAAAGCTTCATCGACACCGACGCGTCGGGCGCGATCAACACCTACTACCGCGAATTCAATCTCACGGGCGGCCAGGCGAAGCGCAAGCGCGAATGGCGCGGCGCGCTCGATCCCGACCGCTGCGACGATGCCGGCCGCTACGTGTTTGTGCATGGCGTCTTTCCGAACGACAGCTACAAGCCCGGCCGCATCGGTCCGGACGGCATGCCGTTCTGCTCGGGCTACGTCTCGCCCGACCTGCCCGATTTCTACGTGCCGGGCGGCTACTACGAATTCCCGTATGCGTGCCCGCGCTGGAAGCGGCGCAGCGGCCGCCCGTATCCGACCGGGCCCGGCCACACCGCGCGCGCCGACGTCGTGATGGCGAACGAGATGGGGCGATCCAACATCGCGGCCGCGCAGTTCATTGCCGAGCCGACGCTGCTGGCGCACGAGAAGTCCAGCGTGCTCGCCTCCGACGTCGAGCCGAACGCGATCCTCTACGGCACCATCCGCGAGGATGGCAAGAAGCTGTTCGACTATCTCGATCGCCACCAGAACCTGCCGGTGTCGCTCGAGCAGGCCGAGCAGCGGCGTAACTCGATCCGCCAGGTGTTTCGCTGGGGCCTGACCCAGCTCATCGCGCGGCGTCCCGCGATGACGGCGACCGAGTTCTTGGGCCTGCAGGAAGAAGACCTCAAGCTGATGGGTCCTGGCCTGGTGCGCGTGCAGAACGAGGGCCTCACCGTCATCGTCGCGCGCCACTACAACATGCTCGACCGCGCCGGCCTGTTCGAGAACGATCCGCCGCCGCCGGAGCTCTCCGGCAAGCAGCTCGCCGTAAAGTACACCTCGCCGCTGGCGCAGATGATGAAGGTGTCGGACGCCAAGGGCGCGCTGCAGTGGGCGAATGCGCTGTTGCCGCTGGCGCCCGCGATCCCCGGCATCATGGACAACGTCGACGGCGACGCGCTCGCCGTCGTGGTGCATGACGGCTTCACGACCGACCCGAGCCTGCTCACCGACCCGCGCGCGCGCGACCAGGCGCGCGCCCAGCGCGCCGCCCTGCAGCAGCAGGCGCAGCAGCTCGCGCTGGCGACCCAGGCCGCCGACGTCCACGCCACGATGAGCCACGCCGAGCAGGCGAAGACGCTGGCGATGCAGCGCCGCGCATCATGAAAGCCTGGATCGCCCGCTGGTTTCCCGGCGCCTGGCGCTCGCCGCAGCAGCGGCTGCGCGTCGCCGGCGAGTATGCGGCGCTGGCGAATTCGCGCCACCTGCTCGCCGATCTCACGATGCGCAATTTCGTTTTTGCGCCGGTCGAGGGGCCGCCGGGCCGCGAGGGCGACACGTTCGAGCGTGGCGTCGCCGAGGGGCGTCGCCGCTGCGTCCTCGAGATCCTGGAGCTCGCCCGCGTCGACCCGCACACGATCGCCGCGCTCGAGACGCAACCGCAACAGAGGAGGGAGCCGCAATGAAGCTCAAGGCATTCCGCGATCCGGAGACACGTTTTTTCTTGACTATCGAGGCCGCACCGGGCGCCGCGCCGGGCGCCGGTGACGCCCCTCCTGGCGCTGGCGGCGGCGGCGAAGCCGCCCCTGGTGGAAGTCCCGGTGGTGACCCGTGGTACCAGCCGCACGTCGGCTCGCTCGACAAGGACACGCTCGCGTATCTCGACGGTAAAAAGTTTCCGTCCATGCTCGACGCGCTCAAGTCCGGCGCGCAGTCCGACCGGATGGCGCGCGAGCGCAACGTCATCGCGCGGCCGGACCCGGAAAAACTCGGCGAGTGGGAAGGCTGGGGGGCCATGGGCTACGACGCCGACAAGGCGAAGTATGCCGCCAAGATCAAGCCGCCCAAGATGCCGAACAACGCGCAGCACGACGCCGGGCTGATGGATGCGTTCGTCGGCTTCGCACACGAGAACCATGTGCCGCCGGCTGCCGCCGAGAAGATGTTCCACGGCATGAACGACTTCGTGAACGCGCGCCTGTCCGAACTTGCGTCGAAGGGCATCAAGGACAGTGAGGTCCTCGACGCTGATCTGCGCAAGGAGTGGGGCACCGAGTATGCGCAGAACCAGGAGCTTGCGCGCCGCGCCTTCAAGGCATTCGGCGTCGGCGTCGACGACAGCAGCGAGCTCGAAAAGGTGATCGGCAGCCCGCGGCTGCTCAAGCTGTTCAACGCGATCGGCAAAAAGATGGGCGAGGCGAACCTCGTGAGCTCCGACGGGTTTGGCGCCGCCGACACGTCGCCCGCCACGGCCGAGGCCGAGCTGCGTCGCCTCGAGGGGGACGACAATTTCATGAAGATCTTCCGTGATCCGCGCCATCCGCAGCAGAAGGATCACAAGGCGAAGTGGATGCGCCTGGTCGCGATCGCGGCCGGCGAGAAGCCCAAGAGCTGATCGGTTGACGCCGCGGGCGGCGGCCTAACCTCTCCGTCGCCCGCACCCCCGTTCAAACCGGGGCCCGGCTGCTCGGGGACGAAAGCCGTCCCGCCGATCGCAGGCTCAACGATAGGCTCGGCCCGGCAGATCGCTCTGCCTGCACCCTTGCCGAACGAAACCCATCCCGTCGTTCGACAAGGAGCACCCCGCCATGAGCGGACCTGTCTCAGACACCTACAAGCTGGCCTATAGCCGCCTGGTGGTGAACGCTGTCCAGCAAATGAAGTCCCGCTTCGAAATGGGATTTACGTACTCGGCTGATCTCCAGGGGCGATCGAAAATGATCCTCGACCTGGTCGAGGCCACTACTGCGATCGTGAATGGCACACGTGGTGGTGACACGCCGAACATCGAGGCCAACCACGAGCCTGTGTGGGTGCAGCCCAACCAGATCGAGTGGGGCAAGCTCATCGAGAAGGAAGACTACATCAAGGCGCTGACCGACTATGAGAGCCCGTACGTCAAGGGTGGCGCTATGGCGATCACCCGCGGACGCGATCTCGTATTCGGCGTCGCAGTCCTTGGGCCGCGCATCATTGGCCTCGACGGCACGACCGTGCAGGCGTGGCAGAACACCTTCGTCAACCAAGCCGGCGCCAACGTGTCGCGGGCGGTGCCGAACACAGTCGGCTCGCCGGACGGGCAGACGCCGACGGGCATGAACGTGCGCAAGCTCAACCGCGGCATCCGCATCTTCAACGCGCAATACGTCGAGACGGATTACGAGGATCTTTGGGCGGCGACGAATGCCCAGGGGATCGAGGAGCTCTACAACGACATCACCACGATCAACACCGACTACAAGAAGATGTCGGTGCTCGACGAGCAGAAGCGCGTCGTGCGCTACGTCGCCGGCGTGAACATCGTGTCGTACGAGGCGCTGCCCGACATCGACGTCAACGACTTCGGCGGCGCGATGTGGTGCAAGGGCGGCATGTATTTCGGCGATTTCTCGCCGCTCTCGACCGACGCTGCGCCGAACCCCGCGAAAAAATTCCGTATCCAGACGTATATGGAAAATTGGTGGGGCGCGACGCGTTCGGAGGACGCCAAGGTCCTCCAGATCGCCAACTTCAAGAACCCGGTCGGGATCAACGGCTAACCCGCTCCTCGCGCGGGCGGCGCGTACGCGCGCCGCTCTCGCCTGGCGCTACCAACGGAGCCTCACATGGGAGTTGTTACCACCAACGGCCAGGGTTTTGCCAACCCGGTCGCAACCCAGGCCGTCAAGGCGATTTTCGCTTCGGCGCATCAGAAGGCGATCATCTCGACGATCCCTGTCAACAACGGCGACAGCGTCGGATCGCAGTACAACATCGGCAACGTTCCGACGTCGGCGGTGCTCGATCCGGCATCGCTCGCCTACGCGTCGGGCATCGCGGGCCTCACCAACGTGTCGGTCGGCTTCGGCGCCTCGCCGCTGCCGGCGAACCGCGACACCTGGGTGGCGCAGCCGGCCGCGCTGGTCAACGCGCAGGATTGGCACACCGCCGCGTCGTTCTCGCTCGTGCAGGCCGTGAGCGAGGCAAACTACGGCAAACAGGTGTGGCAGCTCCTCGGCCTCACCGAGGACCCGGGCGGCAACGTTCCGGTGTTTGCGACCGTGGGCAACGCCACCACGGCGGCGGGCACGCTGCAGTTCATCCTGAAGTACTTCGACGACAAGTGATCTGACGCATGCCGTACCGGGCGCAGACGGAGATCGAGGCCGCAAACCTCGCGCTGGGAGCGATCGGCGAGCCGCCGATCGGCACCTTCCAGGACAACTCCGCCCGCGCCCGGCGCTGCCTGCAGTTCTTCGGCCAGGTGCGCGACGAGCTGCAGCGCGACAATGATTACGGGTTCTGCGCGGCCTGGTTCGTGCCCGCGATGGATCCCGTGCCGGCGCTGGGGCGGCTGAAGAACCGCTTCGTCATGGCGGCGGATTGCCTGAAGGTGCGCAACGTCCTGCCGTTTCGCCCCTCGAGCACGCAACAGCAGGGCATATCGATCACCGATCCGAACATCATCGCCGAGCTCGAGGCGGCGAGCAACGCGCCGTTCACGGCGCGCGAGTGGGACATCGAGAGCGCGACCGTCAATCCGAACGACGTGGCCGCCGGCGCCATCGTGATGGTGACCAACATCGCGCAGCCGATCGTGAGCTACTCGCGCCAGGTCGTCTTCCCGCGGCTGTGGGACGCGCTGTTCACCGAGGCGTTCGTCAAGGAGCTCGCCGCCGCGCTGGCGCCGTCGATCGCCAAGGACATCAACGCCGGCGACAAGCTGCGCGGCGATGCACGCGAGCGCATCGACGATGCCGCGCGCACCGACAGCCGCGAGCAAAGCCCGCGCCAGGTGAGCCGCGACACCTCGTGGGTGCGCTCGCGCATGCTCGGCCGCGGCTCATTCCGAGGCTGAGATGCCCCTCTCGGTCGAGCTCGCCAAAACATCGTTCGCGGCCGGCGAGGTGTCGCCCGAGCTGCGCGTGCGCTCCGACCTCGCCAAAAACCAGACCGGCTGCTGGTTCCTCGAAAACATGGTGGTGCTGCTCGAGGGCGGCGTCACGCGCCGGCCCGGCACGCGGATGGTGACGCCGTACAAGAACAGCGCCCAGGTCGCGGCGTTCGTCCCGTTTCGCTTTTCCGGCACCGGCTCGAACGCCTACCTGATCGTGATCAATGGCGGCGTCGCGCGCTTCATCCTCAACGCGAGTGTCGTGCTGGCGCCGGACGGCGTCACGATCTACGAGGTCGCGGTGCCCTATACCGACGCCGACCTCGGCGGCGCCGGCAGCGCCACGCCAGGCGTCTCCAACCTGCGCTACAGCGCGTCGGGCAACGTGATCTTCCTCGTCTGCGACGGCCATCCGCCGGCGACGCTGACCCGCAACGCCGACAACTCGTGGTCGTTTGCGAATTATCTCCAGGTGCCGATCAACTCGCTGCCGCCGCAGTCGGGCGCCCTCGCGCCGATCGATACCGAGAACCTGACCGCGACCGTGATCAATCTGCGCGATCTGGCTGATGCCGTGCTCACCGAGGTGACATCGGCGCCGGGCCAGAGCGTGCAGATGCGCGCGACGGCGCCGCTGTTCGATCCCGCCCAAGTCGGCAGTGTGTGGCGGGTCGATGAAGCCAACCTCGTCAACGTGCCGGAGTGGACCGCGGACGAGGATGTCGCCATCAGCAACTTTCGCCGCTGGCTCGGCAACGTCTACGAGGCGACCAACTCGGGCAACAGCGGCACCAACCCGCCGGTGCATATCACCGGGGAGGTGCTGTCGTCCGGCACCGGCGGCATCACGTGGGAGTACTTCGCGCGCGACCGCACCTTCATCCTGATCACCGCTGTCACCAGCAACGTGCTCGCGATCGGCACGCTGATCGAGCAGGCGCCGCTGAGCACCTGGGCGTCGACCGGCAACGTCAACTGGTGGCCGTCGATCTGGGACGGCCTCAAGGGCTGGCCGAACCGCGTGGCGCTGTTCGGCAATTCGCTCGTGATGGCGCTCAAGGGCAAGTTCTGGAAATCGCAGCCGGGCAATTTTTTCAACTGGGACATCGTCGACCCGACCTCGGCGCAATCGGCGATCGCGGCGCAGCTGTTGTCGCCATCGGGCTCGCTGGTCAACATCGAGGCGTTCTACCAGGCCGAGTTCCTCGCCGCGCTCGCGCGCGACGACGAATGGATGCTCGCCGGCCAGGACCCGTTTTCGCCGATCACGGTGTCGAACCTCAATCCGTATCCGTCGAAGCATGAGGGCTCGGCGACGCATATTCCGGCGTTCGCGGACGGCGCCGTGACCTTCATCGGCCGCAGCCGCACGCGGCTGCACTACGGCGTGATGGAATTCGGCGGCGTCATGCCGGGGATGAAGATCGAGGAGCTCACGCTCTCGGCGCGCCACATCCTGCTCGGCAAGGCGCTCGGCGTCGCCTATCAGCGCGACCCCAACCGGCTCAACTGGCTGTGGTGCGCGGACGGCTCGCTGGTCGGCGAGACCCTCATGGTGGACCAGCAGATCAACGGCTGGCACCGCCATCCGCTCACCAATGGCGCCGTCGAGCAGATCGCCACCATCCCGTCGAACGACGAGGGCGAGAGCTGGACCTATTTCGGCGTGGTTCGCCAGATCAACGGGCAGATGGTCAAGTTCATCGAGCTGCTGCAGCCGTTCTTCGTGCCGCAGGACCAGGTCAACCCGACCGCGGCCGGCGCGTGGTTCGTCGATTGCGGTCTGCGCTACCAGGGCGCGCCTGTGCAGACCCTCACGGGCCTCGACCACCTCGACGGTCAGCGCGTCGCCGTTCATGCGGACGGCTGCATGTACCTGGCGGCGGACGGCACGCAGCCGCTGGTCGGGCCGGTGACCGGCGGCATCGGCATCACGCTCACGCGTCCGACCCAGGACGCGATCGTGGGCTTGCCGATCAATTACCGCATCAGGCTCCTGCCGCTCGACATCCAGACCCCGAAGGGCACCACGGCGGCGGCGCGGCAAAAGATCAATCACCTCTCGTACCGCGTGGTGAATTCCGCCGGCGGCAACGTCAGCGTCAACGTCGACGATGGCGGCATCGTCGAGCCGCTCGACCCGCCGCAGATGCTCACCTTCGGCACGCCCGTCCCGCTCAAGACCGGGATTTTCCGCACCAACGGCCTCGACGCGCCGCTCGCCGACGAGGTGGCGGTCGAGTTCACCGGCTCCGACACCATGCCGTTCGAGCTCTCGGGCGTCGATCCCGACGTCATCATTACGGAAAGCGATTGAGCCATGGACCCGTTCACCATCATGGCGATGGGCTCGTCGGCGCTCACGGCGATCGGCAAGCTCGGGGCGGGCTTCATGGGCTCGCAGATGGACAAGCTCCAGCAGTCGATCGCGAGCTCGAACCAGCAGCTCCTGGTGCAGAAGGCGAACCTCGAGGCGAAAGAGGGACAGATCTCGCTCGACCAGGGCAGCGTCGAGCAGGCGCGCACGATCGGGAGCATCAACCGCACGCTGGGCGCCGAGACCGGCAAGTTTGCGGCCTCGAACCTCGACCCGACCTATGGCTCGCCGCTGCTGCTGCAAGGCTTCTCGGCCGGCCAGGGTGCCACGGATCTCGCGCTGATCGGCGCGCGCGCCCAGCTCGGCAACGCGTCGGCACTCACGCAGTCGGCCGGCACCATGGCGCAGGCCGCCGGCGCCGCCGGCCAGGCGGCGGCATTCGGCATGAAGTCGACGCAGGACATCGTCAGCGGCATTTTGGGCGCCGGCTCGTCGCTGCTCGCCGGCGGCGCCAACGCCAAGATGTGGGGCAGTCTCAACAGTATGGCCAGCAACCCAGGCGGCGGCGTCGCCGGCATGGGGGCGGGCTTCAACATCATGCCGACGCCGGGGGCGCTGTACTGACATGGTTGACGCCCCCGCCTATATCGCCAGCCAGGACGTCGGCGGCGCGCCGCGCATCGGGCTCGAGCCGACGCCGATCCCGTCGTTTCCGAACGAGGTCGGGCCGGCGGTCGCGCAGCTCGGCGACGAGGCGAACAAGTTCGCCCAGCGCATGGAGATCGCGACCACGGCCGCCTCGGCGACGAACTCGCTGTCGACCTATCTGACCAACCTCGACCAGGCCAAAACCGACGCGGTGCGCGATCCCGATTGGCAGCACGCTTATCAGGGGTTCCAGGACGCGACACAGAAGCTGCAGAACGACGCGCTGTCGTCGGGCAATTTCGATCCGCGCACCCAGGCGATGATCCGCCTGCACATGACGCATGCGACCATCGCGGCCGGCGACACGGTGCAGAAAGCGGCGCTGTCGCGCGGCGCCGATGGCTGGCTCTCCGACTACGAGACCCAGGCGACGCTCAATCAGAACGACGCCGCGAGCGCCGGCTCGCCGCTCACGCGGCAGACCGCGATCGACCGTAACACCGCGATGATCGCGACCGGCGTCAATGCCGGCTGGATCAGCCAGGGCCGGGGTGCGTTGCTCGATCAGCGCTTCAATAACGGCCTCGACCATGCCGATGCGCTGCGGCTGATCCACGCGGATCCGGCGACGGCCGCCAAGGCGCTGGCGGACGGCAATCAGTTCACGACGCTGACGCCGGTGCAGCGGCAGACCTACATCGACACCGCGAACCAGGCGGCCGACACCA